TAAACTGTAAACGCAAGAATAAATAAAATAAATAAAATAAATAAAATAAAATAAATAAAATGAATATTTATTCATTTATTTATTTGTATTATTACAACTCCACGTCATATGTATAGTCGGAGTCGTAGTTGTATTCATAGTTGTCCTCAAATACATTACTAGATTCATTAAATTCATTGGGTTCATTGGATGCATTGGATTCGTCGGGTTGTTCATCTCCATCTTTATTTGTTTCATCATTTTTTGCCTTGATGTTGCAAGTAAATGACAGTCCCATTCCGGACGGTCCGCTTCCCATGACATCCAAGTTCGACAACATTTGTTTCAAAAGGTTTATTTTTTGTTCATTGAAGAAAAAGGGTTCCACATACGCGCGGTCATACCCTACCAATTCCATTTTTCTGTTCTGTCGTTCATGGTCCATGATTTTCATATTTGCATGTGACGGATGAACAAATAGCGTGTCCATGTCTACAATTGGTTTGGGTGAAACGTACAACGTTAAATTCACTTTTGACGTCCCAAACAATGATGTCATGAAACTGTATACCTCAGACGGATAATTGAACGACATGGATACCACTGGCCAAGACTCATCATTGTCGTTGTTGCGGTTGTGCTTCTTTTTTTCGTTTCTAGCATCCCGGTTTTTATGTTTTTTTACAGGGACCGTGAGATTGGAGTCGTCGTCTGTGAATGGCTGCCGTGTACCGCAAAATAAGTACTTGCCGTATCGATATATAATATAAATACGCCAATCCGTATCGTATTTGGTCGTAACCCCTGAACGACGCGTTTTGATAGATTCTTCCACGTATAAAACGGGAGTATTTAAAATTTGGTTTGCAGCAGCAGTTGACATGTATTTACTTGTTTAATTGATATATTTTAATATTTTAAACATATATTTAAACTTTAAATTCATTTTAAATACATTTTTTATTTCCTTTTTCCTTTTTGCTTTTCCCTTTCAAAAGTTGATTGTGGCGTCATATGGCTGAACTCCGGCGTTGAGTAGCGCAGGAGCCACTCCCATCGGTGGTCGTATTTGTGATTCTTTCCACTGTTGCACTTTTTCAGCATGGAGCCGTTTTTCTTCTGCCAAGTCTCGGTTGTGCTTCGCAATGTACTTATCAGACGTGCCAAGCCCGCCACGCGAGGTGCCGTAGGAATATGGGGTAGTTCCAAAAATGTCCGGTCGCGCAATGTAGCCGTATTCGCCTTGGCCTTGTCCATCATAAAAATAGTTAACGGTGTAAACATTGGCGGCTCGACTGGACCCGCCTCTAGATTCAATCGATTTTGAAGAAGATGACTTCAGTTTGCTATCAGCATCAGCATCCGATGCCTTGTCTGCGTCAACCGGTTTTTTATTCTTGAGCGGATAATTTCCTCTCATGTAAAGCCCGGCATAAACGTAGTCCTCAGTTTTGGGATTGAACAAGTACTTCCCAACATCTTTCACTTTAAGATTCAATATGCAGTACGAAGTATTGAATGCTCGAAATAGAAAGTCTTTCTTATCGTATGCTACTGGTGTAGGAGAATACGACGGGTTTGTAAGTCCTTTCAATGCAATCGTGAGTCCAGTTGATTGAACTGTTATGTTTTGCTTTATAAATAACGTGTATACTTTCATGCAAATTTTGTTTTCACCTTCAAACTTGTAACTGCTGTCTAAAAACAACAGTGACTCTTTAGAAGGGGTAATACACGTATTTTTTTGTTGGAGAACGTACTCGTTTTTACCCGCATCGAGCAAAACGTTGTTAACAGCAACCGTTACGTTTTCTACTGGAGGTAAAACAAAGTCGTCGCTAAAAATGAAATGAATAACGCTTTCATTTTTTTCAATGACGAACCCGCTCGCGGTCACTGGAGTGAATTTAAACGTGTACTTTGCGGTGACATTTTTTGTTCCCGGAGTAGTATCGGACAACTCGATTTTAAATGTTGCATTTGTAAATGCATCGGGAATTGGAACCGCATTTTGAGTTACTGCACCAGGGAATGACGCAGAATATATGTTGCTATCGAATCCAACTTTTCTTTCTGTTTCTATTTTGATTGGAATTGGACTCAGTTGTGGTAAATCGAACCCCTGAATTTTGAAATTATGCAGACGTTGTGGAGATGCGGGATGTGTTGCAATGATTTTGAGTTTGTTTACATTCGAACACTTTTTAACAGTGTCGAGGGTTGATGCATCTTTTGTAGCGAGGGCTCGAGCAGCATTTGAAAAGAATAACTCATTTATTACTGTTGACTCGCATCCCATAACATAGTCGTCAACTTTGTAGGATATACCGTTTGAATTTGGGCTTGTGTTCACAACGGTTAATCGTTTATAATCAGGCATTGGAAGTTCAGCGGGGATATAGATATAAACTACTGTTTCGGTAGGATTTTCTCCATCCGACGTTAGTAAACTGTTTACTTCAAGCGTCGCTTTTGCATTTTCTGCTAAAATACGCACTTGTGTTGGAGCTGAAGCGGTGCTTGGAGTCGCGCTGCTTGGAGTCGCGCTGCTTGGAGTCGCGCTGCTTGGAGTCGCAGTGCTTGGAGTCGCGGTGCTTGGCTTCAATCGTTTCCTCGTCCGGCATATCGGCAGGCGGGTGCTTGGAGTCACGGTGTTTGGAGTCGCGCTGCTTGGAGTCGCGCTGCTTGGAGTTACGGTGCTTGGAGTCGCGCTGCTTGGAACCGTAGATAGCGTACTGTCAACCCCTTCCAGTATTTTATTTCGAATATCAAAAATATGGTACAATATTCCGACTGCAACTATAAGAACAAGTCCTAAAACAAGTTTAAAATATATTTTGTTGTCTGTCATTTGTAAGTTTCTTATTTATATATGACTATTAATATATATAAATAAAAAGATAAAAATATAAAGTAAAACCACATAAAATAGAGTAGTTGTTTATAACTGTAAAATAAATTATGAAAGCTGCCATAAAACGTGCCTCATCGACTTCCATTTTAGTGATGCGAAACTCACTGGGTCAAAATTATAGCAAGGGTGTGGAGTTGTCCCGCTCGGAATTGAGTCGTGTGCTTCCCAGCTCTGCACGATATAATTTGATACCAAGTCAAGTGTTTCGAGCTAGTGCTCCGGATGGAGCGGTAAGTACGCTTGCGCTTTCAGAGTGTGAAAAAATGCTTCGTTCAACCAGCACAAATCATTCTGTGTTTATTGGAGGTGACCATTTGACCAGCATGTGTTCCGTTCTGGCATCCCTCAAGGTGTACGGTAATGATTTTAAACTGTTATGGATGGATGCGCACGCCGACATTCATAACGAAAAAACCAGCCCGAGCAAAAACAAGCATGGCATGGTTGTGAACATGCTTATCAATCATACGTATGCCGGGATTCCGCGACTGAACCCATCGCAAGTAATGTATATTGGTCTTCGTAGCACCGAACCCGAAGAGGATGAGTTTATTAAGAAATGGAAGATTCGTACGGTGTACGCTGACGATATTCGAAAACATGAGACAAACAGTTATCGTAAAATAGCTGACTTTGTGTTGAATTCAAAGACGCATGTATCATTGGATGTAGACGTGCTTGACCCCAGTGAAATGACTGCAACTGCCACTCCTGCTCCAAAGGGAGTTTATTTGAACCAGTTGTTGACCGTACTGGGGATTGTTAACTCGAGCGCTCGAAACTACTATGCTACCGATGTTATGGAATATAATCCAAAAAAGTTTATTGGAAACCCGATAGCTGCATCAAAATCGAGAGAATCCATGCGAGCAATACTGGGTTTCATAGTATAAATGTAATAGAATATATTATTTTATTATATATATCATGAACTAACTAAAAGTATAAACAGCTTAAATAATTATGCATGATTTAAAATATATATAATAAATAAAAATCAAATGAATTTAGAACAAGAAAAAGTTCCTGTAATAAAAACTATAGACGACGCGACCACTATAAATAGTTGTGTTGATGTTAAAAAAATCCCACACTATCCTTATATCGCGTGTTCATTATTTTATCATTTCACCAGCTGTTATTTATTTTCCTTACTATATGACTATTGTGACATGTATGATAAACCAGTGATTGTCAAATTTGGGTTCGGTTATTGTACGTTGAACCTGCAATATACGTTACTATCAGAAATTATTGACTGGACTGCAAGCAGTTGGTTTAAAGACATACCGTACTTGAATTCCGCCAAAAGACCGCAACTGAAACGACCAGGTAGAGTTGAAGGGTATTTGACTTATTTTAAAAGATGGTCTGTACCACTGTTCATGTTTACAACGTTATGGTTTAATGAGATTGTGAAAAACGATGTTCCGATACAAAACATACATACTTGGTTGTCCGGGGTAGCTACAAGTATGACGAATGAGCCGTCAAACGAACTTGTTAAAAATGTAATTGTTTATGCATTGTACTACTTACGACTTGCCATAATGATTCAGGTGTCGTTAATTTTTGCCGATGTCATGTATGGCGCATGGCACCATATGCAACATAAACATAAATGGCTTTACTATAAAACAAATCATCAGTATCATCACCAGTTTAGGTATCCGCTTGCACGCGAGTCTACATGGTTAGGGTTCATTGACTTGTGGGTATCATCTATTATGATAGGTCGTTGGAACATATCACTAATGGCGATAATGCTTGGAGTCGACCTTACACCGTTTGAACTATTCATGTGCATCAGTTACGTTCACGAAATGAACTGCAGTGACCACTGCGGAAAAGTGATGCCTTACCATAACAGTGTACCGCTTCTTCCATTTTTGGAGCAGCCACTTGGTCTTGGACATGCGGTTGAAGCGCATGAATCGCACCATAACTTAAATACAAAATCATATGGACTGCTTGGTGTGTATGACTGGATTATGGGAACTACTCAGTTTGCATCGGTATGAGTATGTGAATGAATGCTAATAAAATGAAGAAGTTACATATGGTACAAAGTACTCTTCGTTAGACACGTCGTTCATCAAACACGCCACATCGCTCAACTTCGGCGGTGGCGGTACCATTGGCCTCGTGTGAACCACACAACATCCACAATGGTCTTCATTCGCTTGGTCTATTTTTATATTGACAGTTACTTGGTCGTAATGTAGAGACCACCTTCCAAGCATTTTATTCGTGCATGGGTTATAAAACAGTCTAAGAAATTGCATTTTAGGTTCGTAGTAGCGCGTTGATATAAATATTTCTATGTTTATGTTTATAAATTTATATCAATTTGTATAGAGTTCGTATTTTATAATTTTATGGTGACATTTACACATATACTGCACATCAAATAATTAATTTAAACAAAAAATGATAATAAAGTAAATAAATAATATTGTGTAATTTAAATTAACTATTATTTGTATTATGAATACAATAGCACCGTTTTTAACAAAAGAACGACTATTAAAAAAAGTTGAACATATAAAAAATGATTACGAGTATGCTATGAATATACTAATATTAAACGTTCCTTTAATGTATACAATATACTACTCTACTTTTAACATGAATATATTTTTATTTTCATATTTATGTGCAGGATTGTTTCAAGGTTGCATAACTTCACTATTATACAAAATATGCGATAATTTATATTTAAAAAAAACTACAAATTTTGAAAAATGGAAATTAACACAATTTTACGACAATGTCGTTTTGAATTTCGACAGTGCATATTTATATGCAATTGGTTCAACTGTTTATGGTTCACTAACTATAGTACCACAGTCAATTAAATGGGAGCTTGAATGTATATCATTATACAATTTTTGTATTCAATTTATTTTGCTAGGATTGCTACATGACATTTTTTTTACATTTTTCCACTATATAATTCATAAAATTCCTATACTAAAAAAAAGTCATTATGAGTTACACCATAAGTGTCCAATTGATATTGGTTCAAGTCGATGCACGTATTCATCTTCTGGTTTAGAAGCACTTTTTAGAGATTTATATACAGCCTTTATTCCTACATACTTAATGGGATATTTTGGATTAAAATTTAATGCATATGTATGGATGCCATACTATACATTGTATACGTTTTGGTCATTATATATACATACTGGACAGAACGTATATCATAGTTTACATCATTCTAGTAAATCAACTAGAAACTATGGTATTTATTATATCACGGACTATGTAATTGGAACTCTTGAACTCAAATAATACAAATGAGTTACGACAATAAAAATAAAATAACATTATTCAAATAAAATTATTTTATTTTCGTATTTATAATTTTATGGTGCTTTCGTAGGCTTGGACGGTGGCAACCGTGCCTTTGGGTACCAAAGGAGGAACCGTGGCATTTCCACCAATTCCGTAATTATTTCCATACAGGCCCAGTCCAACCTCGGCATCCACTTTTTGTTCTTTTTTGAATGCGCCCTTTATCCTATCAAGAACACCATTACGTTTAGTTGACTCAATATTGTCCTCGGTCTCGTTTAATCTCTCGTTTTTGTTATTTTTGTTTTTGTTTTTATTTTTGTTGTTTGCGCCTAGTCTTAGACCAAGTTTATATGTGGTTGAACTTTCGGCATCCTTGGATGGCCCGAAAAAATAATTCGTAATGTAATAATTGTCACGCAACTCACCCGAGTCACTATGATTCGCTGCAGAACCCGAATTACCGGTGTTAGAAGAACTCGGGTTTGAAGAAGAAGAAGAAGAAGAAGAAGAAGAAGAATTGCTTGTTCCTTTTTTATCGGTAGAATAGGTTGACTTATCATACTTTGGGTCGGTAACCCAAAGGTTACTATGGCAATACAGTTTATCGAAATTTGCATTCATGCACGTATCGCCGTCCACGGCGCAACCTTGTTTTGCATCACACGCCAAAAGCTTAGCTTGGTCCGCATGAAACGGAATTTGTTTCGCGGCAGCATCTGGTTCTGTCCATACGTACTCCGTTTCACTTCCAGGTTTTTTAGCGCACACTAAATTTTGAGCTGGATTATTGGGAGAAACGTATGGATTGCAAACCGTAAGAGCATTTTTGCTTTCAATAACACAGCGAGCCCCCTTTAAACAATTTGGATTTGGTGTAGTTTGTTTCACTGAAAATGATGTGTAACCTACCACTGTGAAATCAGGTTGAGGTGTACAGTCCGAACAGTCCAAGTTTGTTTCGCATTTTACGCCTCCGCCTGAGGGTCTGAACCCAGTGTCGCATGTATGCGGGCAAATAAGACGTTGCTTATGTTTTGGTTCGCTTTTTGGAAGCCACTCGCAGTTTCCAGTTACGGATGTAGCAATTTTACAACCGGGCATGCACTTCACGTTGTTGCTTGCAGTGAATCCTTCTGTTCTAGGTCCGGGTCCTGTGTTGAAACCATGGAGTAAATTTTGGCTGTTCCGTATTTTATGACTGAGTATGTGTTTGATACGACGCTCATCGCTATCGGAATCGCTATCGGAACTATCAGATTCGCTACTACTGGAACTATCAGACTTGTCGTTACGGTTGTCACTACGGATGCGCTTTGAATTACGATGCTTGCTGCCATTTTCAACATGATGAATTAATCCCGATGTTCCTCCAATAAAAAGCACTACCACTATTATTACAAATAAAATGGGTTTGCTTAAATACATTGTATGTATATGAATACTACTTTGAACCTATAAAATAAAATAAAAAATAAAAATGAAAATTGATATAAAGTAGTTTAAAGTTTAAAATGTTATGGTATATTATATTATACGTTACTCATGATTATTCCAGTGAAGTGTTTTACTTGCGGAAAAGTGATTGGCGACAAGTATCGAGCATACCTCGAACAAGTTCGAAAGCGGAAAATCGGTGGAAACCAGGCCGTTAACAAGGTAGTGTACTTGACCCCAGATAAAAATGCAGACGGGGTTGTTGAAGAAACCCCAGAATCAATTGTGATGAATGAACTCGGTATTCGTAAAATGTGTTGTCGGCGTCACTTTTTGACCCATGTGGATATCTGAAAGGGAAAACTGAAATCTAAAAGTATGAAAAAAAAATAAGCGCAGTATTATTTTTTTTCATATTTTAATGTAATATATAAGTAATGCCATACGTAATTCGACCCTACAAAAAAACATCCAAATTTCGGGTGTGTAAACGCAATAGCCGAAAATGTTTCTCAAACCGCCCAATGACCAAACGCAATGCAAAACGACAGCTTGCGGCAATTTACGCAAACTATAAACCCAAATGATAAAAATGAAAAATGTAAAGCGTATCTGTAAAAGTTAACTGCTGCTGGGAAGCGGTGCTAAACACAACTTGATTTCGCCCAAACTAGCCACGTAGTACTTGACAACCAACGGCAAGTCGTTTTCCAAGTACATTTCGATTTGACTGCACAAGTTAGTGCACTTTATAAAATATCCTAAATTCTTCAAGGAAAACTCGCCTTGGATAATTTTATTTGCGTTTTGTTTATGAATGAATTCCATGCTGCCCGACGTCTCAACGCGCGTCACTTCAGCAGTTGCAAATTGTCCCGAACATCGGAAAATCAGCTCGTTGCCAACTGATTTGATTTCGAGTTTATCGGAAATGAATGACAAGTCACGAATAATTTTTTGAAAATCTGCAGACGGAAGGTTGATTACAGACGAAAATGTAACATTGGGTTCAATCAGCTCCTCAGGTTCGGGTTCAATCAATCGCAGTTTTTGCGTTTTGCACTGCTTGATGTCGCCGTTTTCAAACTTTAAACCCAAAAAAGAAACAATGCCTTCATTATAGTCCTTGTTTTCAATATAAATGGTGAGCGTATCATCGTTGTCAATGGTGTTGACCAGCTTGAACAGGTGAAACATGTTAACGCCGATAATGATTTTTTCTTTTTGACAGTCGTACTCTTCAAAGTTTTCTGCTGCTAAAAACATGTGAGCCAACATGGTGTGTGACTTATCCATGTTGATAATCCGAATCCCGTCAGGGCAAAACGTTATATTTGACTCCAACAAAATGTCTTTGAGTGCCGTTAAAAGGGTCCGCATTGCAGCGATTTGTACAGTTTTAATTGTCAAAACGTTTCCACACGCGGTGGTTGTGGTAGAACCCATGCCAAGTTCAGTCTTGAACATCAAATGAGTGTGTTAAGGAGTGAAACAAACAATATGTGTATGTATGAATTTAATAAAAATCTTTAAATAATAAATAATAGTTATTAATAATAACAGACTCATATATACTCATACGCATACCCAAATCAATGGCGTCCACGCGAAACATAAACAATCCCAACGACTATGCCATGCGACAGCGCTTATACACAGGCGCATCCGACTATTTAGCATTTACGTCCTTCCATGTAGCCCCGAACACCGCAAGACCTGACTTGTATGCACCCAGTTTTATGCCACGGCATTTGTTGTGTTCGAATTCAATTGACGTGGAGTCGCAACTATTTGGAATCAATTCTACCAATTTAGTAACTCCCGCAGAAAAAGTTACACCCGAAATAAAACAATTACCCAGCATTTCCTTTTTCGAGAGACAACTATGTTACATGCCTCGAAATTTGACGCTGGAACCAAATCAACGTCCGTTCTTTTGGTAATTATTAATTT